CGCTTCGATAGGATCGTCTGCCTGTTGGTTACGCTCCAGTGCAATCACTGCATCAGACAGGTGAGCAATAGAAGCAGAGCCACGTAGGTGTGACAGAGTAACCTCACGTCCATTCTCATGTCCGTTGTCGCCTGATGGCCTACGTAGGTGGCTGACCAGAAGTAGAGCAATGCCCGTCTCCTCAACAAGAGAGCGAAGCTTGGTCATCAGGATGTCGATAGACTTACGCTCATCGCCGTTGTCCTCCTGACCTGATACAAGGATAGACAGGTGATCAAGGAAGACCCACTTGCAGTTAAGAGCCTTTGCCATGTACCTGACACGTCCAAGAATCTCATCGTTGTCGATGCTGCCAAAGTGATCGAAGGCAAAGAACCTGCCAGAGTCAATCGTCTTGGCTTGCCAATCATCCAACTGTTCCTGCGTGTACTGGTCACGAATCTCCTTGATGTACAGCCTAGCATTGGCCTCGACACTCATAAGGTTGAAGGCAGTCTGCTTTGTGTTCTCCTCCATAGCAAGCACACCAATGTTATCCTCGGTGTTGTGCATGATATGATACATAAGCTCACGCATGATGCTGGACTTACCCATACCTGCACCGGAGGTAAACGTCACAAGCTCTCCGGTCCTGATGCCGTAGGTCTTGTCATTCATACCAGACCACGGGTAGGGACAAGTCTCGTTGTGCGTCTCATCGTAGAGGCTACGGCCAAGGTCAGCAAGGTTGATAATACCTGCTGGTGTATAGGTACGTGCGCTCCACCATGCCTGAGTAAACTTCTCACGCTGACCTGTCTTCAGATACTCATTGGCATCCTTCAGTTCAAGGTCCATGATCTTACACTTGTTAGGCTCAAACAGTTTGGCAACAGCTTGTGCCGCATCCTTGCCCTGCTTGTCATTGTCAAAGCAGAGGACGATGGTATCGAACTTGTTAAGATACTCCAGTGACTGCTGACAATTCTTCACGGCAGACTGTGCGCCATTCTTGATAGACACTGAAGGCCACTTCGATCCCATCAGTTCAAAGGCACTCATGGCATCAATCTCACCCTCGCAAACCGTGACAAACTTACCTGTCTGACCAAAGATATTTTGACCAAACAAGCCACACTTACCAAGATCGCCTTCAGACCAGAACTGCTTGTCGCTGGTGCGACGGAACTTGGAAGCAAGGTGGTTCCCATCCTTGTCATAGTACTTGTACATGTGCTTGTCTATCATAGTACCACTCTTAGTAACAGATACACCGTACTTCTTACAGGTATCTAAGCTGATCTTTCGATCAGGAATGGCTGAGAAGGTAAAGGCGGATAGGTTTTCATTGTGCATTTTTACGACCTGTTTTGGTTGGGTATCCATTCTCTCTCCGTTTCTGTAGGGTTTAGATTCTTCGCAGCTAAAGCATTTAGTTCCCCACTCGTAGTATGCCAGTGCGTCTGACGAACCACAGTCGGGACAGGGTTGGTGTGTTTTAAGTTCCATAAACTTCTCCATATTAATTGAGCCTTAGTAGTTTCGTAGAAACTCTACTACTAAGACTCAATTAAGTTTACCATTTACCTTTACTGTTTTCCATAAGTTCCTTACATAACTCTTGTCGGTGTGCAGCTATATCCTTTTCTATTGATACCAGTGTCTCTATCTTATCAACCATTTCCATACTACGCCACGGTGCTTTGAAGCAGGTCTGAACATGGCCTCTGTCTTTTGGTTTGTATATCTCTACGAGAACATCCATAGCTCTATCCCTTCTTGATTTCATAAACTCTTTCTGTAGGTAATCCGGTAACATGGCGAATGAGTTGCTCACGGTTTTCAAGTTCTTCTTTTGCTTCTTTTTTAGTAGTGAAAGATTTAAGCTCCACATCTCCCCACTCCTTTCTCAACACTAACTTCCACATAACGCACTCCATGATTCAGGAAATAACTTTTCCATATGATCTCCGATAGGTTTAACTACGTCACTAGTTTCAACCTGTGCATCCTTACTGCATCGTAGCTTGTACACCCGTGCGAAGGCCATCAGTGTACCAGACCAGTACCACTCTGTCAATAGACTTTGTGGTAGTATTGCTCTGGCCTGTTCTGCACATACACCTGACTCAATCATAGCTTTGTATGAATCTTCGCAGTGACGTTGTGCATCTTGAAACATATGGGTTACCACACTTGGTGAGGCAACTGCCTCTCTTGATGATCCCTGCTTGACATCTTCGGCACTCTGTCTCCAGTAGTCGGGGGACCAAAACTCTGGATCAGTTTTAATATACCTGCGGCTCACCTCATTCCAGACCAGACCAACCTGATGCTTCATCAGTTGACGGGCCACAAAGATAGGAGCTTTGATCCTGAACTGTGCAGAGCCATGACCAAACGGGGTCCAGTGATTGTGCTTGGCAAGATACTTTATCAGTTTAATATCTTTATCTTGAAGAACTCCTTTAGTGGGACCACCAAAAGGTATTACTTCCCAAGATGATTCTTTATCAAAGCTAACCCGTGCTGCATTCACAACACTGAGATCACTACCCATATGATCAATCAAATCAACAGTCATCAAAGGTGTCTTCCCACAACTCATGCACAAAAGAAACTTTATCTTCCATAATATTATCTGCTTCTTTCTTTGCTAACTTCTTAGCTTCCTTGTAGGCATAGCCTTCATCAACATATTCTCTGATCAGGTCACGCATTAAACCGCTGCGTTCTTTCTGCCATAAATTCTTAGCCATATCAATCTAAGTCCTCTAAGTCTTTAAAAAATTCTTCTCTATCTTTTTGAGAGTTAACATTGTAACCTGAATCTTTCATCAGCAACCATAGTTCTTTGCTATATCCTAAAGACTTTCTTAGAATGTCTTCTCTGTTTAAACGATGCCAATCAAAGTCATAAACTTTCGTCATTATGTTCTACCCATCCCGTGTTAGCATTAGTTTGTTTTTCTTTTGCTAGTTCTTTTCTTAGGTCATCTATTAATTTTTCCTGTTCTTTTACTCTAGCTTTTAACATCTTAATATTAGTATTTAATATATCCCAAGCTGACTTTAAGTTACTGTCTTCTGACATATTATACTCCTGTCACTGGGTGTTGTCAATATAAAATACATGGTTGTCTATCTGTCCCACAAGAGAGAAGCGTTCGTCCAATGCCCAGTATGGCGTGACATAAGAGGCATGGTAGTGGGTTGCTCCTTCAGTGTGAAGTAATATAACACCCTGTAAGGCAAGCTCTGCTGCACTGACTGCTTCAGCATAGGCATTTACATTGGCAATAGTTTCTGGCTTACCGTCACACCAGTAGGAGAAGTGACACTTGTTTCTGACAGGCTTTCCCTTCCATGTCCTGCCTTGACGCACAACATCGCAGATACTATCAGGATATCTTTCTGATTGTACTCGTTGTAGTATCACATTTGCTACAGCTAACTGTGCCACAAAAGACTCTGACCTTGCTTCAAAGTATACTGCCTCTGCCAAACACGAAAGATTGTCCGCTCTTACCTGAGACGCAAAGAAAGAAAGCATAATAAAAAATACAAAATTAAGTACAATAATCTTTAAATAGTTCATTGCAATCTTTCAATCTTTATATTGAAGGGGAATCCACTAGACAGTTCCTTTATACCATGACACATTAGATACGCAGCGGCATCTTCGTATGATGTAAAGGTACATACTTCTTCTTCATCTTCGTTTATCATTAAGTCAATATCATCTACATTCTTAACTGTATCTTCTTGAGCTTGTGTTATTATATAACTCATCGACCTTGCCCTCTATATTTTTTAAAGCTACGCCTCTTATGTTTATTGTTGGGACGGGAAAGAGTTCCCGCCCCGATTGATGTACGTTTCTTGATCCGATGTAGTGTCGGGTCGTACTTATTGTCAGCCTTCTTTGCCATTAGGCAACCTCCAATTCTTTCCAGTGTGGTGATGCCAACATCTTACGTACTTTGTCTTCACGCAGTACACGGGTGTTGGCTTTGGGTACATGGGTAGACCATGCTGTAGCTGCCTGATAAGCAGTCCACAGTGTGCCTTTAGTCTGCTGACTATAGCCTTCGTAGTGACCACGGCCAATGATGTGACGGTTCTCTTCGTCAAAGGTTTTCATCAGGTTGGATAGCATCACCTTGTTAGGAACCTGTGCTTTGCTTACGTTGTCCATACGCTTTGCAAGTGTGTTACTGAACAGTGAGATCGCAGTGTCACGATCAACCGTTGTATTATACCACACTTTCATCTGATCCATACCATCGTTGGCAATGAAGTCAGATGCAGCCCTGATCTTACTGGCAAAGCTGGTGACAGAGAAGTTCTTTGAGTGGCGACCATACACATAGGCCAGCTTGTTACCATCAACAAGAGTATTGTAACAGGCTGATCGGAAGTAACCCATCATCCCGTTGTTAGCCCATGTCCTGTTGTGGCTGGTGCGGAACTTGAACTGTGGTGTAACCAAGTCATTCCTTCCATCAATGGTAGTAGCTTCAGCGTTGAACTTGGCAGTAAGTTCTAGCTGTTCGCCATGACCAATCACATTGGTTTGAAACTCAGCACCATCAAGATCAATTCCTGACATAGCAATAGACTGTTCAAGATTTTCTACAAGATCAAGATATTGTACTGGCTCGTATGCGTCAGAGACAATAGCAATAGGCTCTCCGCTATCAGTCCGGCGCAGACCTACGCCTAGTGAGGGATCAATCTTACCCCCATCAATACCCCCAAAGTTAGGGTTGAAGGCACCAAGATCAAACTTCTCTACACGAAAGTTAAGTACATCATGGTTAAACATTTTGGTTCTCTTTCATCTTTAGGTTGAAACGTATTGTATATAAGTGCTGAATGCACTGTGACACTTTGTCACTGTCTTCTAGTTTTACTGAGCCATTCAACTGAAGCTGGCTTAGTACTTCAAGAGTTTCTTCTATAGCTTCAAGCGGTGTCATCGTTCCAGCTTTCGTAATCGTCTGAAAGGGAA